CTGGCCAAGGTCACTCCGCTGGATGCAGGCTCGGGCATCATGCTCATCGGCAACGACAACCGTCTGCTGGGCATTCCCGTCATCGCCAACAACGCCATCAACCGTGCCACCCAGAAGGGTGCGCTCGAGGGTCACAACATCGGCCTGGGCAACTTCAAGTACCTGCCCACCATGCAGCACGGCAACATCCGTCTCTCGATTGATGCCACCTCTGCGCTGGCAGCCGACACCGACGAGGTGATCGTGACCATCAACGCCGACTTCTCGATGACCGTGCTGAAGGACGGTGCCGACGGTTTCGTGGTCTATAGCAAGACCGGCTCCAGCAGCAACGAAATCGGCGACTAACACTCTCACATCAAGTTCATAGTTCTTGATTCGGCCCCACGGTGAGGATGCGGAGGTCACAGCCCGCACACCGTGGGGCTTCTTTGTGCCCGTCGGTAAACCCCCGGCACGGAATCGGGGGATAAATAAAAGACATAGACAATGAAATACTTGACGCTGGAATACATCAAAGACCACTCGCGCATCTGCCACAATGCGGAAGACCGCTATCTGGAGCGTATCGGTGCGGCGGCAGAGAGGGCCGTGCTCAACCTGTGCTGGCGCACGATTGAAGACATCTACGAGGAATACGGCGAAGTCCCGGAAGACTTCAAGGAAGTCACGCTCCTGCTTGTTGAGCACCTCTACACACATCGCGGTCCGACGGAAAATATGTCGGCGAGCGTTGTGCCCTACACCTTCGACATGATGCTGAAGCCCTACATGCGACTGACCAATTACAGCGTAAACAATAACAACAACGGATATGGCAGACATTGCAAACTTTAGAATTAACTACAAGAGCGACTTTATCTTGACGCTCAATAGTGATGCAGGCTGGCTGACACCCTTCTGCATCAAGTTCTGGACGGGTGTGCCAAGTCGGGCATACTTCGTCGGCTGGGACGGCAAGGAGTACATCAACTGTAAGGTGGATGAAACGGACGCAAGCAAACTGATTGTGCTGTTCGATGACCACCAGCTGCCAGTCGGTCAGCTAAAGATGCAGATGGCCTACCACACCACCATTGAGGATTTCCCCGGCTCGGTTTTTGACGAGGTGACGAATGCCAGCGACGTGATTGTGGATATTGAGGGCACCGAACACCAAGTGATGCTTGATGTCAACGGCGAGACGGCACCAGAGATAGAGTTCAATCTGCCTGCTTACGAAGCGGAAGCAGAAAGACAACGTGCTGAACAACAAAGGCAGATCAACGAGCAAGCAAGGAATGCCGCAGAAACCCTTAGAGAGCAGGCAGATGGCAAACGTCAACAAGACACACAGACTGCCATACAGAAGGCAGAGCAGGCAACCTTAGAAGCAGAGAATGTCAACGCACGGCTTTCCTCTGACGGCGGTGTGGTAATGCTTACCATCACCAATAGACAGGGCAACCAGACAAGCAAGGAGGTGGGTTTCAGAATAGCCAAGACTTACCCCAATGTTGCATCCATGAATGCCGACATTGCCAACGTGGAAGAGGGTCGGTTCGTGATGATAGCTGGCAGTACGGAGGACGTAGATACGGGCAAGCTGTATGTCCGAGGTGCAAATGCCTTTACCTTCATCACCGACTTGTCAGGAGCACAAGGCATCAAGGGTGACACTGGCAATGGAATAGCCTCCGTCATGCTTAATGCAGACTATACCCTTACCATTGTCTTCACTGATGGTACAAGCACCACCACAACCTCTATCAGGGGCGAGAAGGGCGAACCTGGAACTACGGACTACAACGAGTTGAAAAACAAGCCCGTCCTTGCCGGAGTGGCCACCAGCGGCAGCTATAATGACTTGAAGGACAAGCCTAATATCCCTGTTGTCCCTACCGATGTTAGTGCCTTTAACAATGATGCAGGCTACATCACCAAGTCCGTCAATGATTTGGTCAATTACTATCTGAAGGCTGATGTATATAATAAGACAGAAGTGGCAAACCTCATTGCCTCTATCCAACAATTCCATTACGAGATATACGCATCGACAAGTGCTGTCACATCACCTGCTGGGAATGTGCTCTACCTCATTGGCCCGACGGGTGCTGGTGATGACAGATACGAGGAATACGTTTATGATTCCACCAAACAGGAGCCTTGGGTGAAGATTGGCGATACTTCCATTGACCTGTCCGACTACTACACCTCGCAGCAGACGGATGCAGCGATAACGGCAGCCCTGAACACTGCCCTTGCTGACTATACCACCACGGCAAACCTGACCAAACTGCTGTCAGGCAAAGAGGACGCGTCAAACAAGGTGACAAGCATCTCTGCCCAAAGCACCGACGCGCAATATCCAAGTGCAAAGTGTGTGTATGACGTGGTGGGAAATATCGTAACAATACTTGACAATATAAACGGAGAGGTAATATAATGGGGACGATAGCGCAGAAATTACAGGCGATTATTGACTCGAAGGCGGACATCAAAGCCGCCATTGAGAGTAAGGATGTGATGGTGGGGGATGCTCCACTGGATGAGTACGGCGACAAAATACGGAGCATCAACAGCAAGGAGACAACCTCGCAGAGATATTGCGTTGGCAGATGGCCGGCATGGCAGACGAACGACCCGACGGCTACGAGAGTGGATGGTGACATCAGTCTGGCATTGGACTGGTATCCCGTACTCTTGGATATGAGTGCCGTAAATGGTGAGGTGAAGAAGCGACCTGTCGGATGGTTGAAAAGAAACAATTTCCTTAGATTCGAGAATGGCGACTTTGCTCCTACGGTGGGAATCACCAACGCGCAGAAGGCGGAGTGTGACGTGGCTCTCTATCTGGATGACCAGGCAACCACATTGTACTGTGGCGCAGGTGAGTTTGACGCGGAAGCATTTTACAACCAATACGGAATGACACAGGCTCTATACGACGCGAACGGTAATGCTGTCCGCATCCTGCGACCTTGGGAGACCACAGAGACCAAGTACAGCATCGGCATTGCTCGTAAGGACACCGTGAAACTGATAGATAACCAAGATTCAAGCGATGGAGGCTTGTTGCGTGGTATCGTGGCTGATGATGGCAAGGTGGATGGCATCAAGCCTGACAAGATTCTCGTTCCGACGGCTATCATGGCAGATGCCATCACGGTGATTGATGGAAAGGCAAGATGTTTCTTCTTTGACTATTGTACAATGGAGACAGGTTGCATGGGGCAGACACCATTAGGCAACCTCGCAACGACGGGTGAAGCCTTCTATCAGGACGGGACATACCCGAGAGTGCTGGATAATATGATCGAAGGTGCGAATCGCGAATACCCAAACGACGACGGTATAGGCATGAACCAGCCGAAGAATGCAAAGGTGGCAAGGGCTTGCAATTATGACCCCACGCTGCCTTACCCCGTGGCCGAAGGTGGCTATCATGCGCTGAATGTGTTCCTCAGTTGCATGGAAGCGGCTTATGGTACCAAATATCTGCATAACGCCAGCAGGTTCTCGTCAGGCATATCAAGCAACGACGCGGCCAACTCCGAGGCCAACTGGCTTGAATATGGCGGCATGCGTTCCAAGGCGACCAGTGGGAGTGCATGGACTTATTCACAGTTCTCACAGACTAACAGCCCCATCAAATATACGTCGGCAGGAAGCAATACCAATGTATCGAACCTGCTGAACCGTTATGCGCCAAAGACTCTCTGCATGGAGGCTCAGATGGCACTCTCGATGGCTGCTGAGTTGAATATTGCACCTGATACGGAATTTCAGTTTTACGGAAAGACCTATCTCTATAAGACCCCGACAGGTGCCACAAGCCTGTTGAGTGGAAGAATGAATGCCAGAGTCTATCGCACTCGCGTGATGACCATTGACGGATGGAATTCCAGCAGGGTTGCCACAACGTTCGACGTAGAGGTGAGATTGAGGATGCCCGTCATTGAAGGCTTCAACCTTTGTGGCGATTTCTACTGGTATGTCGGCGGCGGTCATGAGGTGGTGGATGTGAATGCAGCCGGCGTCCATACTATACTTAATTACCTTGAGTGCGACCAAACGAAATGGGGGGCTATCACCTGGCCAAAACAGCAAGCGGCTGAATTCTCCTTCGAGGATACCTACGACATGATTGGCGAGAGTGTGATTGTAGCTGATAGATTTGTGATGCTTCGTCAGCCATTTGGTTCTTGGCCGTATAGTACTGGTACGAATATCAGTACGGGTGAGTGCGGTTATCATTATGAGGCAGCTCTTGCATCCAATAACCATCGTTGCAGAGCAGGTGTCCGTTTCCGTGGCTATACGTATTATGCGTCTTGCTCGGGTCGCAGTGTGTATTCGTCCTATTCGGTTGTTCATTGCTATGCGTGCTATGGCGGGTCTGCTCAAGTGCTTTTGGACATGGGAGACGCAGTAGCGACGCAGTCGCAATAAAGGGCGATGCAATCGCCCCGCCCCTTAAAAATCCAGTCGTCTCCCGACAAGGCAGGCATAGCGACCTGCACCACTGAAGCGGGAAAGGCTGGTTGCAAGAGCGGTGACAAGTCAAGGTGTCCGTTTCCGTGGCAATGCGAATAATGCTAATTGCTCGGGTCGCAATGTGAATTCGAACAATTCGGTTGTTAATTGCAATGCGAACAATGGCGGGTCTGCTCACATGCTATAACAGAAGGCTTGTCGTCGCGGCCAGGAGTGCCGAATATATAAGACGTGGCAGTTAGGAAGAGACTGCCGACAAAGGCGGTTGAAATGCCGCTGATGCCCAAAATGCTCAAGCACTTGCAAGAATGCTGACAAAAGAAGATATAGAAAAGGCGATGAAGAAGGCCACGATAGGACATCGTGGAAAGTGGGAGGTGGTGCGGATGCAGAAACACCCTGACGAGTATCGTGACAGGCTATATAAAGACCTGCTGACTGGCGAGTACGTCAGTAACATCCACTACAAGGAGATGGAGAATACAGGTAAGAATGGGAAGACAAGGCATCTCATGTCTCCGTCGCTCTACACGAGGGTGTTGCAGATTGCATGGTGTGCAGCGGTACAGCCTTACTACAAGCAACATGATCCGATGGATGGACTGAACTGCAAGGTAGGTTGTGGGATAACAGCACCCACACGGAAGCGAGGCGTGGTGAAGCGCATGAAGCATATTCTATACGACCGAAGGGACTTGCAATACGGCCTTATGATAGACCAGCGGAAATGCTACGACCACATCAATAAGAGCGTGTTCAGACGTAAGCTGTCACGGGTAGTTAAGGATAAGTGGTTGGTGGAGTTCGGTTGCAATATCGTCTTCACACCGGAAGGACGACTACCGATAGGTACACCATCATCACCGCTGGCACATCACATTGTGATGCTGGATATGGATTGCATGATACGCTCGTTGGCACCCATACATGTGAGATATGCTGACAATGTATTTTTGGCATCCAGCAGCAAGGAGGAGTTGCAGCGTGCGAAGTGGAGGTTGAAGAACTGGTGGTGGTATGACCTCGGAGTTCGGGCGAAAAGGCAAGACACAAGGATATTCCCGTTGAGCCTTCCATTTGACTTCTGTGGATACGTCTTCCACAGAAACGAAGACAAGAAGGTGAGCGACCACGACAAGGGCTACACCACCATACGACGGTCAATAGCCAAGAGAATAAAACATTGTAAGAACAACGCATCATACGCCAGTTACTTCGGCATCATGAAGCATGCAGACAGTTACCGACTGATGCAAGAAACAGAACAGAAAATGAAATTACAAGAACTATCATCAAGAATACGGATAGACCGTAAGATGGATGCCCAGCGCATCGAGGTGCGTGAGTTGGCAGACAGCGGTGTGGTGTTCGCCATTTACGACTACGAGCTGCGCCGAGATAAAGACGGCAAGGCCAACTGGATAAAGTGTTTGATTGGCATTGAGGAGGTGGTGGATGGTCAGCCGACGAGTAAGGTGCTTGCCCGTGAGTTTCACGGCAATTATTCCTGTCTGATAGAAGCCATTGAGTCATGGGAAAAGGAGTTCGGACGTTCTGCGATGCTTCCCATCGAAGATGTTACGATCGAGAACCAGTGCGGATATATCTTCCGAGGAAGTACTAACCAATTAAAATATATCGACGAATATGACTATCAACAAAGTGATTGTTCCGACATCAACAGGTGACGGGCAAGGTAGACTAAACTACCACAACGGAAAACTCGTAAGTTATGAGCATGGCTCAGTGGTGAATGTGTATCTCTTCCATGAGCAGGATGGAGAGGATGTAAGGGCGATGGAACTTACAATGACAGCACCGATGACCCGTGCCAAGTGCATCAACGCCGCAGAGATGAATGCCTACGGATTGCAGGATGCCATGGACGTGGCTTCATTTGCTTCTTCACTGAGCCGAAAGGAAAGAATCGGTGAAAGTGTAGATGAGGTCAGAGAGCATGACTTGTTCATTCAAGATGTGAAAGTTGAGCTCACAACGCTCGGCATCGTCTGAGTAAACCCTAAACAATAATTCATCAGATAATTGTACGGCAAAGTGCCGTATGTATAAGTTTAACAATTTAATTTCTTTTTGCTTATGGCATCAGAAATCATTCAGCTTCCTCAGAACGGAGGCAATCAGAACGGAGGAATGATCCTCCCAGTAGCTAATGGCGGCGGTATCTTCGGTAACAACGGCCAGACGAGCCTGACGGACATCCTCGGCTTCGCTGTCATCGCCAGCATCTTCCCCAATATCTTCGGCAACGGACAATGCAATCGTGGCGGAAACTGCAACTGTCAGTCTGTTGACAGCGCACTGGCTCTCCAGGCCGTTACAGCAGAGGGCGCAGCCAGCCGTGCAGCCATTCAGAACCTCGCTACGTCGATGGGTCAGAACTATAACACCGTGCTTCCCGCTGTCATGGGCGTACAGGCTGCTATCAGCAATCTGGCAAGTGCCAACGGCATGGGCTTCCTTCAGGTCATCAACGCACTCCAGCAGGGCGACTGCAACCTGGCTTCTCAGCTTGCTAAGTGCTGCTGCGACAACCGCTTGCTGACCACCCAGCAGGGCTACGAGGGACGCATCCAGACCATCGAGCAGACCAACGACCTGAAGGGCAGCATCAACGCACAAGGCCAGCGTCAGGTGGATGCTATTGCCGACCTGAAGACCACGATGATCAAGGAGTTCTGTGATGCCCGTGAGCGCGATATGCAGGCTATCATCGATAAGCAGGCCGACGAAATCAGCCAGCTGCGCACGAAGGACAACATCAACGCACAGACCTCACAGATTCTCGGCTACGTGAACGCACAGCTGGCTCCCATCCAGGCCACCGTCAAGGAGATGCTCGACAAGATGCCGAACACCGTACCCGTGCAGTACCCGAACCTTCAGGTGGTGAACAACACACCCAACAGCAACTGGCCAGGCTTCAACGGCTATCCTGGCTACGGCTATCGCGGCGGTTTCTAAACGAGAAAGGAGGCAAGACATGAACTGCTGCAACTGTAATTGTAACCAAGTGCCGTTCGTTGACGGTTATGTACCGTATCTCATGGTGACGAACATCACCGTGGGTACTACTGCCGTGAACCTCTCGATGGGCGACCGCAACATAGCACCGACCGGAACTATTTATGTCCGTATCGGTACGGCTATTCCGGCAGGAACCGATGCCGCGCTGCCCGTGACACTCTCACTGAACGGCAACACCCGCCAGTTGACCTTCTTCGGAGGCCAGCCCGTGACGGTGGCCGACCTTCAGGGAACAGGCGTGCTGGAAGTGTTCAACGACCTCGGCAACAACATCCTCCAGCTGATGAGCACACCAGCTCCGGCAACGACATAATTAACAAGAGTATTAACAATCAAAAGAACTATGACTATGAATAATTTTTCAGAACTCCAAATCGGTGCGAACTTCTACGTGATAAGCACCAACGGCGGACTGCAAGTGGCCGTCGGCACAGTGAAAGGCAAATCGGCACCCTACTGGCCGATGAACAACACGCTCAACTCCCAGTTGGTTGACCTCACCGTGAACATAGGCGGTCAAGACAGGCTGGTGCCAGGGCTACCCGTCGGCCTCGAAGTGGCAGGACGCGATCCTGAAATCTACACGGGCAACCGCGAGACGGCAGAGCGCATCATCGACGAGAAGGTGAGCGAAGCCGACAAGATTCTCCAGAATCTCAACTACTACAGGAAACTGAAGCAGGACGGCCCCAAGTGCAAGGAAGCCATTAATCCCGGCTATGCAGCCACCGTCCGACAGGCCGAGACCATCCAGAGCCTACAGGCAGAACTGGCAGCGACGAAGGGCGAACTCCAGGGCATGAAAGACATGCAGGCAAAGACGCTCGAACTGCTGGAGAAACTGAGCGGCGGCACACCGGCACCCGCAACGAAGGGAGGAAAGAAGGATTCATAGTCATGGCGACTGCGATAAAAAAAGATAAAGCAATGATTTACGATCCCAACAGTGGAACATTGATTTTGACCAACGACGGCCAAGACCTGAAGGAACAGATGCGCGAACAGATGCGCCACCAGTTCCGAACGGGCGGCACGGGCGGCAACTATCGCACCATGACCGTTGGCCGTGAGTTTGAACAGGGCTACCGTAACGGCTACCGAGAGGGCTACGAGCAGGCCATGCGCGACAAACACATGGAAGGCCAGCACCTCGACTACATGACTCCCGAGGAGCGCGAGGCCTACATGAAAGGCCAGCGCGATGCCTACGGGCGCAACGATTCAGAAAACCGCAACCAACTCTAAAGTGAATAGACGAATGACAGCACAGCATCTTGACATCGAAGGCTACTGGGACGTGACCGTACTCTACGACGTATGGCCGCAAGACCTCGGCGAAGTGGGCGCAATGCTCAGCTCGCTGGGTGCTCCACGGCAGATGGTGGAAGATGCCGTCAGCAACCTGCAAGGCTGGAACGCAGGCTATACGCTCACCTCGATGGGCCGGTGCGAAAGCATCGTATGTATTGGCCGCGCCACCAGTCTGCGGGAGTTCCTGAACACCATCGACCACGAGACCGACCACGTACAGGCGCACGTCGCCGAATACTACGGCGTGGCACTCGGCACGGAACAGGCAGCCTACTTGCAAGGCTACGTCGGTGGTCGTCTGCTGGAGTTCGTCGTAACAATGATTATTAACCAAAGCAACTGACAGCAGTATGAGCCTACTCACGGACAAATTCTTCTACAGCGCACTGACACAGAGCAAAGATGTGACCGCCATCGTGGATGACCGCATCTTCAATCCCGCCCGCCCTACGGTGGACGAGGACGAAGACAAAATCCCATACATCATCATCACCTTCGACGGTTTGCAAAACAATGCCGATACGAAGGATGACGGCGTGGAGGGCGACGAAGACCGCGTGACGGTCAGCATTCTGTGTGTGCATGAGGACTGCGACGCGCTGGGCGACATGACCGAACTTGTGCGTCAGACGCTATGCGACTATTGGGAAGCACACCAAGGCGAACCGCTGACACCCATCGGCTGGCAGTTCTCTGCGGGCCGCGTGGACTATGACCCCGACAAGCCCTGCTGCTATCAGTTGCTTACCTATCAATGCAACACCAATAAGTAGTTATGGATAACGGCATCAAAACCACACTCACCGAAGAGCTGCTCAGCAAGGGCAGCGTGAAGCTCACGGCCAAGAGCCGCGATGAAATCTACAGCCAGTGCCAGACATTGGTTGACTCTCTCCCAGAAGGCACCAAGTGGACGCGCACCATCTGCCAGTACCACCCCGACACCTTCAGCTTCGAGCAAACAGTAACAATCACCAAAAAGTAAACAACTATGGCATTAAAGAAACTGAAAGGTCAGAACTTTCGCGTATTCGTTAACGGCTCTGCCGTGCCGGAAGCCTCCAGTTGTCAGGTGACCACCACCGGCAACATGGAAGATTCAAAGACCAAGGACTCCGAGGGCAGCTTCGGCATGGAACAGATGACCTCGCGCTCATGGTCGGTGCAGGTGGACAGCTACGAGGCCACCGCCGCATCGCTCATCGCCGTCATCCAGCAGTTCGTCAGCGACGAGAAAGTGCAAGTCGGCTGGGATGAGACCAAGGAAGTGGCAGGCTCTCAGAACCGCACACCCAACAACGCCGCATTCGCCCGATCGGGTCTGGCCATTATCAACGATTTTACAATCGTCGCCAATAACCGAACATCCATCCAGGTCACGCGCCAATATATGGGTTCCGGGGCATTGGCATGAGTTCAACCTCTAAAACATTACGACTATGGATAAAGGACAACATCTCAGACTCTTCATCGTAGAAGGTAGCAGCAACAAGGTGATCGCCATGAGCACCGAACTCAGCCTGCATGGCTCAGCACAGACAGAGAACAGCACAACAAAGGACACCACCGACTCCAGCGGAGCCGTGTGGGACGAGAACGACGTGGTGGGCCGCACCTACGACATCAACTTCTCTGCCCTCGTTGCCAGCGGCACGGACACCGGCAAGACCTTTGCTGACATGGAAGGCAAGGTCAACGACGAAATCATCAACTGGAAGATAGCCCTCGCAAGCGGCGAACAGAACCGCACAATGGGCATCGTCATTTGCTCTGGTCAGGGCAAGCTCACCAGCATCCAGGCAACCGGGCAGGTGTCACAACAAAGCACTTATAGTGGTACAATTAACGGCTACGGGCCGCTGGTACCAGGCTCACTCACATAATCCCGCCAGCGGAGGGCGGGACAGCCGCCCTCTCCTTTTTTTCAGTATGTTGCGATTCCATCGCAACTCTAATCCAAAAATATCAAGCAACTATGATCAAGCAAAACGTAACATTCACCTGCCGCATCGACGACACCGACAAGACAGAGCAGCGCACCGCCACAATGGGCTACTGCTACGCCACCGAGATTGCATTCAAAGACCTTGCAGGTCAGGACATCTCTGACTTCTTGACCGAAGCCCTTCCGCTCATCCAAGATAACAAGATGCCCGACATCAAGAAGTCCATCTACGCCATTCTGTCGTGCATGATTGCCTACTACGAGAGCATTGGCGAAAAATCTCCCGTCAAGGATACCGACCTGATGAACGAGGCCACTCCGCTCGAAATCGGCACGGCCCTCGGCACCTTCCTCTCGCTCCGAGCCGAGTTCTACCACATCCCCAATGGCGAACCAGCCGAAAAGCCAGCGAAAGGAAAGGGCAAGGCAAAAAACTAAGTACCGCCCACGACATCTACCAACTGCTCGTGGGCGAGATAGGCATCCCTCGCCGTGAATTTCTCTACGACCTCCGCTTCTGGGAGGTACGCCGCATTATTCGAGGCTACCGCCAGCGCGACCGTCTGAAGCACCAACTCATCGCCGAGTGCGTCTATGCCGCCACCTATGCCATGCGCGACCCGAAGGGCAAGACCGTGTCCGACATGTTCCCCATGTTCTTCGAGGACGACGACGACTACGACGAGCCACCCATCAGCGAGGAGGATGTGGCCGACATGCAAGCCATGATGGAAGCATTCAACAATAATCTCAACAAACAAAACAACAAGCAACTATGATTAAGGTAAATTTTCACACCATCACATTAAAGGACATCGAGGACCACAACGTCCAGGCTGACTTTGCGCAAGAACTGGGAAAGCAGCTCTACATGCAGGGCAATGACATGGAAGAGGTAGAACTGGGCCGCACCGTCTACAAGTCACCCAAGGACAAGCCCATCGAACTGACCGTCGAGCAAGCCGCCATTATCTCCAAATGGGTTGACCGCTGGCCCTACGTCAGCCGCCAAGCCGTCAAAGACGCGCTCAATGCCGAACAGCCGAAACAGTAACCCCCCCTAAAAAGGGTGCCGACCTTTATAGTAAAAAGGGTCACACCCTTTATAGTATAAACCCTAAAAACCTTTATTTTATGATCGATTACAAAGGACAACTGAACATGGGCAACGAAGCCCTACAGAGTGAAAAAACCATTACCGCCAATGAAGTGCTCCGCACCTGCGACACGAAGGCACTGGCCCGTGAGATTTCGCATCAGAACGCGCTCATACCCGAGCAGGTGGCAGCAGCCGTGCTGGAGAACTTCTGCAAGGCAGCAGTCGAGAAGATGGCCGAGGGCTTTGCCATCCAACTGAGTGCGGGCAGCGACGTGGCCATCCGTATCTTCCCCGACATCCACATCAAGGGCGGCAACATCAACCTCGCCAGAGCCAAGGAACTCGACCCGACCGTGACCGAACTCACCGAGGACAACGCCGGCGAACTCATCGACAAGGCCGGTGGTGTGCAGGTACGTGTCCGTGCCACCTGTATGCAGAAATTCACCGACCTGCTCGAAGCCGAGCAGTACCAGACAAAGCGCGTCGGCATCGAGACCAAGGCCTACATCGCAAAGACCGGCAACGGCGAAAGCGGCGAAGGCGGCAACGGTGGCGGTATCGACACCAGCGGTGATATGGAGGGATAAGGTAAACCCACAGCAACTTAACGCCCGATTAGTAAAGCCCACTAATCGGGCGTTTTCATTATCTATGGCATTAGTAATCGACGACACCCTCATCAGCAATCAGGAGCAGAACCTACGGGCTGCCATGAGCACCGACCCGAAGATGCGGAAGGTGATACAGCAGCATATCCGTGAGGCTCTGTTCGAGGCTCGCCGCGACGTAATGAACAGCATGGAGTTCGACAACGGCGACCCACGCGGAGCTCGCCGTGCCATCCGTACATCGGTATATGAGAAGGTGCTGGGCGGTCAGATTAACATCCTGAACGGAAAGAAGGCGCACGGTTCCAACAGTTACGAGCCACCACGCAAGGGTAGTAGCGGACGCGGAGGCAACCGCCGTCCACGCTCGCAGCGCACACAGGAAATTATGAGCTATGCACCGATTGACAGAGGCTTCATCTTGCGCTTTGTCAACAGCGGTACGAAGACCCGCGTCATCGGCTTCCGCAACACCGTCAAGGCCAACCGCACACGTTACGAGAACCGCGTCTATCGCATAAATCGGGGCGACAAGTCGCGCACGGGCAATCGTGGTTCGATAGCGGCCCGCAACTGGTTCATGCAGTCAGCAGAGTCGGCAATGGCCAATGCAGCCGCCAACATCGCCGAAATGATAGCCATTGAAGCAGCAGCTATCGCACGGGGAGAATCATAAGAAAATAAAGATATATGGCAAACAGTATATTCAAACTGAAGGTCGAGACTTCCGAATACGACCAGAAACTGGCGAACGCCGCAAAGGGCATCCGTCACCTGGCAGATGTCGCCCACAAGAGCGAAGGAGACCTGACAGGACTGGAGAAGGCAGAACTGGACTACATCAAGGCCCTTGGCGACATGGAGACCAAGAGCCGCACGGCCAGCGGACAATTACGCGAACTCTCCGGCTCCTACAAGGAACTGAAAGTAGTCTATGACCAACTGAACGAGGTGGAGAAAGCCGACGAGGGCGGCAAGGCACTCGCTGCCAGTCTCGAAACGCTGAAGCAACGCGCACAGGAGGCCAAGGCGCAACTCGACACAGCCACACAGTCACTCAACGACAACGGCGAGGCAGGCAAAGGCACCAGCAGCGTCATGGAGATGCTGAAGGAAAAGTTCACCGTCAACATCGACGCAATCAAACTTTTCAACATAGGACTGCAGGCCGCAGAAGGCGCACTAAGCGTAGCCAAGGATGCTTTCTTCAACAATGAGGAGCAGCTCGACGAGTGGGGGCGCGTGGTAGAGTCTTCACACAGCCTATACACTGGATTCCTGAATGCTCTGAACACGGGCGACATCAGCGGCTATCTGAGCAATATCAACCAGATAGTGCAAGCAGCTCGTGACGCTTACGATGCACTTGACAACCTCGGTACTTACAATGCCTTCAACCAGATAAACGTAGAGCGCACCCGCACCAACATGACGGAGAGCATAGCCGACTATCGGGGCGGTAAAGGCACGAAAGAAACCGTAAAGGCAGCGGGCGAGGCATACAAGAAGGAATTGCAGGACCGCAAACGACTGGAGAACGAAGCCTACCTTGCAGCCGTAAAACGAGTGGCAGCAGAGCGCGGTGTCAGTGCCAAAGACCTGACCGATGCGCTCAGTGGCACATACGGACACTACCAAGACCTGAAGAACGTGCAGCCGACGGGAGTCCGTCAGACCGTAGTAGGTGCCGGCATGTTCGCCCGTACAGGTACGGAAACATTCGCACAGACCCGACAGGAAAAACTCGGCGAGGCTTTGCGCCATCTGAACGACACCGAACTACAATCACTGCAAGCCCTCGGCGCACAAGCACAACGCACGGGCACCGAGATAGCACAAGTTGACAAGCAACTGACTCGCGTACTCAATGGCCGACAGCCGGGTGCAGCAGGCGGCACCACCACTACACGCACCACTGGCACAACCAAGACTCCGCAAACCGAACTCCAGCAGAACCAAGCTAAAATCAACACGCTCCAACAGGAATACGTCCGTTTAGGTGATGAAGCTACGGAATCATCTCGCCAGCGTCAAGCCGAAATCCAAAAGGAGATACAGCTGCTGCAACAGCGCAACGGGCTACTTGCACTGCGTGGAGAACAAGCCATGGGCCGTTTGCTGCCAGTAGACACCAGCAGAGTGGCAGAAATCGCCAAAGATGGAATCACAGGCAATCCGTTCCTTTCTGACAACAAGGCTATGGAGTTCACTGGCTCGCTGAAACTCCAGCTTGACGAGAAGGCAATGGATGCCGTTGACAAGCAGATAAAGAAGCAGACCAAAGGAATGAAAGGCGGCTGGGAAGACGCTGCTGGAGCCATCCAAGCCGTCGGCTCGGCCATGAGCCAAATCGAGGACCCGGCTGCAAAGGTCGTAGGCACCGTAGCGCAAGCCATCGCCACCATCGCGCTCGGATATGCACAGGCAACCACACAAGCAGCAACAGCAGGCCCTTGGGCGTGGATAGCCTTCGCCGCAACAGGTCTCGCCACCATGCTCACCACCATCTCTGCCATCCATTCTGCCACCGGCTATGCACAGGGCGGCATGATCAAGGGAAACAGCTACAGCGGAGACAACATTGGCGGTATGGTAGACGGTGGCGCAGGCGGTTTCGTCGGTTTAAATGCAGGCGAAGTAGTGCTCAACCGTGCCCAGACTGGCAATCTTGCTTCACAACTCCAGGGCAACGGATTCGGCAACGCCCGTCTCGTCGGACGGCTGAAAGGCCGCGACATCCTCATCTCAATAGACCGTGAGCTGTCTGCCACAGGCAAAGGGCAGCTCGCCACATGGAAATAGCAACCGTGCCTCACGCATCTCCGTGAGGCCATAAAACGAAACGAATATGACAGGCAAAGACATCCTCATCTTCCTCACCTATAATAATACGACGGTAGGCATCACAGCATGTAAGTCGTCAGAGATTACTGGGCTAACAGAACTCATCGAGAAGGCCAGCAGTACACAGCAGAAGTGGCGCGAATACATTGCTGGACGCAGCGAATGGGGATTTACGGCATCCTACATCGTCATGCGGGCCGCACCATCCGTCACCAATCAGATAGGCGGCACACTGGCCGACCTGCTGAAGATAGGCACAAAGTTCGGTGTCACCATCCGCGACGTGGCCAATACCTACTCTCTCTCAGGTTCCGCATTCCTTCAGCAGGTCAAGCAAACCTACTCCGTAGGCAACCTCATCGCAGGCAGCTTCCAATTCAAAGGGACGGGCGCACTAACTTAACCGCCCGCCCCTTTATTCCTTTCCGTTTTGTACTGTGCCTTGCGGTTTTCCCGCAAGGTCCCGCTCGTCAGAACTCATACCTGTCTTCGCCATCCCAGTCGGCATTCACCACAAATGAGAAGTCCGTCATCGTAGCCGTCCATTCCCCATCCCCGAACAGTTTCCCTTCATACGTCGTGATGCGGTTCCGCTTCACCGGCACATCATCAAACGTCCGTTGCCTGAGCACCGTCCCGTCCGACGTAGTAGCCGATATAGTCATCTTCAGTGTCCCTGTATCGCTCATGTATGGAAAGGTGAAGAACTGATGCAGGCGCAAGTCATTCTTGATCCTACGTTCCGACTGTTTCGACTTCGTAATCCCCTCCAGTGTCGTAGGATTCACATTCGCCGACCCGCCCGAATAGTCCGCCTTAATATACCATACATCCTCCGGCAGCGTCTCATCCATCAGGTGCAGCTGGACCATAGCCACAGCCCTGTGCATCGGCAGCGTGAACGAATGGCTATCACCCGACACCTCCACCGTGCTCACATGGCAGAACGTGTCCGTCAGCTTCTCGCCGTCCTGAGCCGTAAACTGTACCACCTCCGGCGACTTGATAGTAGCCGACCGTGCCGACGAATGAGCCACAGCCACCACGGTATAGACACCGTCAGCCAACTCAACCGCCATCCGCCCAAAGTCATCATCATCCTTCGTCTGCGTCCTGACCGACGAAAACACCTTCTGCCCGTCTTCATCGAACAGTTGCACATTCAGCTTAGACGCATGAGCCGCAATCCCTGAAGTCGCCCGTGTCGTATAGTCCGTATTTACCATTGTAAACTCCAGCGTCACAGCACCAGCCGCCGTGCCAGACGATTCTCCGTCTGGCAATATAGTCTTCTCACAAGCCGTCATCATCGCAGCCGCCATCACCACCGCCACCACTTTGTCCATTGCGCGGCATTTTATGCCGCAGAAACCGCTAAAACTCCACCGTCTCATAATCCATCCAGTCATTCGTCGTAAATGTCATTGTAACCACCCCGCTGGTAAAGAACGCACCGCGATACGTTGACCGATACCCAGCCCGAATCGGAACATCCTCAAACACCCGCTGCTGCACCACCGCGTCAGTGTCATCATAAGCCGTCACCGTAATGTCCCGCTTCTCTTCCTCACTGCCAGCCAACAGGAACACCGACAACGCAGGCGACGAACCGACAGCAGGAGTAAACGACGACACCCGACTGACAGCATTCACGCCGAACCCTCCGACATCCCACCTCGTCGGCGACACACCCACGTCAACCGTCATCCGCACAACGTCAGCAGGCACCGCGTCCGTAATCTCCAACCGAAAGTTCCCCACAATGCGCTCCATCAGACAGCTCAGCGTCGTAGTCGTAGCAGGGCTGAACGTCTGCGAGTAGAAGAACGAGTGCGTCACCTTATCATCTGGCCAAGACACCACGCCATTGCTCAGCGTAGCCGCACCAGCGGCCTTGTGCGCACAGGCATACACCGTGTACGTCTTACTCTTCTCCAGCCGCACTGACAGCGAGGCAAAGCCCTCGTCCGTGCTCTGCTGGTGTACCGCCTGTATCTCCGTGCCCCCCTCATAGAGCCACACATCCAGCCGTGTCGCATAGTCGCCCACAGCCGCCCGCGTCACGCCATCCGCCCGTGTCAGTCCGCTGGCACTATTCATCCGCGTCATCTGCTCCACCTCATAAGGCGAGAACGTCATCCGCACCTCCGCCGTCTTATCGTTCATCACTTCGCCCGCACTGTCATTCGTGCAAGCAGTCAAGGCAGCAATAGCCACCACCGCAAGGGTATAGAATTTCATCCCCCCATTAACAATCGCTAATCTTTTATGTATTTTCATTTTCTTTTTCATTTTTATGTTCCGTATGCCGCAATACGATTGCGGCTCTATTTCTTTTTTCATGTCACTTTGTTTATTGCCCCGCAATTTTATTGCGGCTTATTGTCATTATCAAACAACCGTGCCACCCGCCCGAAATCCTCATGCACCATCTGCGCAGTCACTTTCGCATACTTTTGTGTTTCCCGCGTCGTCGTGTGCCCCATCATCTTCGCCAGGCTCTCCATCGCCACCCCATTACGAAGCATCCAAGTCGCGAACGAGTGCCGTGCCAAATGTGAGTGCAACCGCGTCGTGATACCCGTCGCCATCTGTATCGCCTTCAGCGCATGATTATAATCAGCATTACCCATCTTCGGTGCCTGCATCCCGTACCGTTCCAGCACCTCCACCACAGGAGGCAACAACACCGACACGTAAGCCACACCCGTCTTCACCCTCTCTTGATTTGATGTCCACACACCATCCACCTTCTTATATTGCCGTATATCAAACCGCTGTGTGTCCGAATAGCTCATACCAGTGTAAAGTTGAAACACAAACAAGTCACGCGCTACGCACATCGGACTGCCAGCCATAGGCCGCAGACTCACTATTGCCTGCATCTCCTCATCCGTCAGATATTCCAGGTTCTCGCGCTTGCCCGTCTTAAATTCTCCCGTGCCAATCTTGTCGTAAGGATTGCGCTCTATCCGTCCGACCCTCATAGCACGGCCAATCATATACTTCATGTATTTATGGTAATTATACACCGCCGCGTCGCTCAACCGTTCAGCCACCTTGCCCGCCTGCTTGTCAGCCGTCCGCTGTCTGACTGGCAGCGCATGAAGCCAAGTGTCCCACTCATATATCCGCTCAACAGTCAAGTCGCACCACCGCGTCATCTTACCGAACTGCACCAGCCTGTCATACAGCAGCTGATAGTGTCTGCGTGTTCCTTCAGTCATATTCAGCAGCGGAATCTCCCGCGCCATCCACTCCAGCATCGTCTCAGTCCGAACAGGCTCCTTCGTACCCTCGAAGCACCGTTCCCTGACAATCGCCACGTCAATCGGCCTGCGTTCCTCGATGAACTTATTTATTTCCTCATTCACCCGCCGCACGATAATGCCCAGCCTATTGTTCAGCGCGTCCGCGTCAGGCCGTGCCACAATCGCCCCAGCCCAGTGCTTCGCCCGCACACGCATACCAGTATTTATATAGTACGACTTCCTGTCAACCGTCACCCTGACTTCGAGCGTCCCTTCTTGATTTTTATCTTTTTCAGCTTGACCCCTTCGGTCGAAAACTATTCTTGTCGAAAACATACTTTTCTTGGTTTTAATGTTATTAGTTGTTAATTATTCATTTATCCACCGTTTCCAGTCCCTTCATCCTCACTTTTTATTCATCAAGTGTAAAACATCGGTAAAACTGTAAAACATGTGTAAAACATTTTGGTGGAAAATCCGAAAATATCCGATTATATCCCGAAATCCCAAAACAGCCCTCCAGCAGCCTAAAACCCCGATAAACAAAGAAGATGCCGCCCTTTCTTGCGTCATCCTCTTGCATTTTAAGTGATTCCGGCGGGATTGGGCAAGAGGTCGGAATTATCCTTTGTTTAAGGAGGTTTTGAGTGTTTTACGAGAATGGGGTGTAAAACATTTGCAATCATTTTAGACATTTTTATTTTATGGGTTGGTTCGTTCATCGGCTGCACCGATGGGGAAGTGGTAATGGGAGAGGTCGTCGGCATTCACCTGGGCAATGCGGCGTTCAAGTTCGAGGATGCGAGAGTCACGGGCGCGGATGAGTGCGTCTTTGTCGGAGATGAGTTGATCCTTGGCCGCGAGTTGGTCACGGAGAGACTGAATGAGGTCGTCTTTGGCTTTTAGCTCGCGGGCATGTACTTCGAGAAGGGTGGCTTTCTCGGACTTCAGCGACTCGATGGTTTGCATCTGTGCGGCAAGGGCAGCGTTCAAGATGCTGGATGGGTCAATGGGCGAAGAAGCAGGAGTGGCGGAGTCGACGTAAGTCTGTGACTGCTGAACAATCACCGATTCGCTTTCACCGCGCAGGTAAGCAGGGTCTATGTCGCGGAACGTGGAAACGAGCTTGCGGATGGTCTCAAGCGAAGGCTGACGCACCTTGTTATTAAGTATGCGCGATATAGTTGCCTCGTTAATACCAGTCTTCGAGGACAGCTCTTGCTGGTCCACAATCATGCCTTCAGAATAGAGCCAATCGAGTGCTTTTTTAAAACGTTCGTTTTTTGTCATTGCACCAAATGTATTAAAAAGACTTAAAATTTGACACCGTTTTGCACGGGTTTCATTTTTAGTTTGTATATTTGCACCCGAAAGCAAGCAAGTAGGGCAACGGGCACAAGAATAGCCGTCAGACGTTTAGCCGTCTTTTCAGCAAAAGCGCACACGGCACTTTGCAAGACACTTTGGCGAGTGTATGGGTTGCAAATATACAAAAATATTGTGCTCGTTGTCCGAAAGCAAGCAAAGTTTTAAGATAATTTAGAAAATTATGGTTAAGGACAAGGTAACAAAAGAAGACTTGATGAAGTTCAACGTGGGCGACCAGAAGGTGTTCACATTGCCATCATGGGGGAAGGCTCGCAGTGCCCAGAGTTATGCCAATTCGATGAAGAAGGCGACAATGGGTACTAAGGACCAGCGCGAGTTCAGTGCGGTCATCGGCGACCCTGACCCAGAGACAGGACGCTGTGGGGTGACGATTACGAGAATTGCGTGATTGGTGTGACGAGAATTAAGTAATATCTAATAAAAGGAACTATGAGCAACGATTTGATTCAATTCGGAGAGAGTAAGCAGACGATGAGCAGTTTGGAGATTGCCAAGCTGACAGGTAAGCCACACAATGATGTGCTGAAAGCCATCCGTGCGATGGAGCCAGCATGGGAGAAAGTCAACGGGGGAAATTTTTCCCGCGTTGAATACAAAGATGCAAAAGGCGAGATGAGACCTTGTTTTGAACTGACCAAGACCGAATGCCTATACGTTGCCACTAAGTTCAACGACGAAGCCCGTGCAAAGTTGGTGCTCCGTTGGGAAGAGTTAGAGCAGAAGCAGCGTGCCAATATGCTCCAGTTGCCAGACTTTACCGATCCTGCCGAGGCTGCAATGGCATGGGCGAAGGAATACAAAGAGAAGAAGGTGTTGGCCATCGAGAACAAGAAACTGGAAGAAGAGAATATCCAACTCGCCGCCGAGAACCAGGAACTGAAGCACGACAAGAACTACCTCGACCTGATTATGCGCTCGAAGGCTCTGCTGACCGTGAGTCAGATTGCTCAGGACTACGGCATGAGCGGCAAGGCTCTGAACAAGAAGCTGGCCGACATGGGCATTCAGTACAGCATCAACGGCCAGTGGATTCTCTATGCCAAGTATAAGGATTGCGGCTACGTGTCGAGTCGTTCTATCGACATCACACGTGCCGATGGTCGCCCGGACGTGGTGCTCCACACAGAATGGACGCAGGCAGGCCGCAAGTTCCTGTATGAGGAACTGAAGAAACAGGGTATCATTCCAATGCTGGAAAGGGACTGAGCTATGGATAGGAAGCTGAGAGAGGAGATAACAGCCGAGGTGCAGAAGGCTTTGCAGATTCAGGCATTAAGCCTTCAAGAGCAATGGCTGACGGGCGAAGAGCTGTGCAAGCAGTTTCAGATGTTCACGAAGGATTGGTTGCAGAACTATGGCGATTGCCTGCCAAGGAAACGAATCAGGGTGACTCATTTGAATGGAGAGACGCGAGGTTCGCGGTGGGCTTATCCGCGGTTCAAAATAGCGCAGAACATCGTAGACGGTGTGTATGACGATATGAAGCTGCTGAGGTAGCGAGGCCTTGCGGAGAAGCGCAAGGCACAGGAACAAGAGACGGAAGGATGGCTGAGTAGTCGAAGGCAACACTGGAATAAGCCGCTGAATGGATAGTGCCTTGGATAGGCGGCGAAAGAGCGTATGACATCGCGGGTTCGAATCCCGCTCCTTCCACAAAAGACAGTACGCGCCAGCTGTATAAAGACAGGGCGAAGGGCCGGTGAGTGAAGACGGACGGAGTGATGACATGCTGAAGCAACGACGATCTAAGGTGAGCGAACGTGGAAATAGAAAGCAGAAATCAAAACAGAAAACACAACGGAAACCCACGATAAGCATCAGCAACAGAGCGACGGAAGACTGAATGAGAGAAAGGGCAGCGACAGCCTGGATGAAACGGCATCGAAGTCGCACCATTAAGCGGGAGTGAGTTGCGCAAGGCATAAGCTCCATCATAGCCGAGGTGCAAGAAGTACATCACAGTATTAGATTACGTGATACGCAGAAATGCGGGGCGAAAGCAATCTGATGGCGACGACGCACAGGCGGAAAGTCTGTGAAGAGCCAGGACAGCAGCCGGAAGACACTAATGCGGCCATTGCCGATTGGCAATGCGTGTCCCAAGCCACTAACGCAGAGGGGTGTCGATACAGTAATAACTAAAAAAGAAGTACAGCTATGAAAGAGTTTTTGGAAATCATGGGGAAGGACATCATGAAGGAAAAGTTCACCAAGAAGGAGTATTTGGTGTATGGCATCGTGGCACCGCTAGTGCTGGTGATTGTTTGTGGGCTGGCTGGAAGCATGGCTTGACGGATTGAGGGCCGCAATGATATTGCGGCATACGGGACAACAGACCTATGAAGTACGACGGACTGAGGCCGGGGAATGGATGGTGGAACTGTCCGTTCCCGCCTGAGTGGGTGGAGCGCATGAAGCGGGCCGCGAAGGCGTGCGAGAGGCTGACTGCTGAACAGGTGGAAGCGGTTCTGACACGGACAGAGATTCATTATGTGCTGCCGCCGGGCGACTTCCTGAGCGAAGAGCAGGATGAGCGTGGGCTTCCGCTGTCGTGGTGTCGTGAATACGAAGCGAGGCATGAAGGATGGCCGGAGTGCTGCACAGCAATATATGACTACGACAGCATACCTGAGATAGTGGCGACCAACGGCGAGGATGACTGGCCGCTGATGCTGCATGAGAGGGTGCTGATGGCGTGATATGGACGGCGATAGAATCGCCTTGTAATGGACGAAGAATTTACAATTAAAAAATTAGATAGGATATGGAATTAGAAGGAAAAATCTCGGTGGTGATGCCAGCGGCAAGCGGTGTCAGCCAATCAACAGGGAATCCGTGGATGTCACAGGAGTATGTGATGGCATACTATTGGTTTCCGAATCAGACAAACCCATCGTATATCGTGATGCGAGTCTTCGGTGAAGACAGGATCAAGCAGTTCAACTTGCAACCCAACGACGAGGTGCGTGTGCGCTTCCACATCGAAGCCCATGAGTACAATGGCCGTTGGTTCAATGAGACGCGACTCGACGCTGTGACATTCATTGGAGCCAGTGCATCGAAGAACCAGCAGCCCGCAAATCAGCCCGCACAACAGGCGAACACTCAGGCAGCGGGACAACAGCAGGCACAACAGAGCCAAGGCCAGCAGGAAGCCCAATTTCCCCCGAAAGTTGACGCAAACGGCAATCCTGTAAACAACGACGGAAATGATGACATTCCATTCTGAATACTACAAGGAAGACCAGCCGATGGGCTGGCCTTCGCTTTCTCGTGATGCGATGCCAAACAAGGCGTGGGAATGCTTGCGGCAGAAACGCAAGGCATGGGGATGACGGACGGCGATAGAATCGCCTTACAACGGACAAAGTAAAACAGAAGAGACTATGACAAAAGAAAATTTTGACGTAATTCCTGAGTTCACAAAGAACAAAAACGGAGTGAGCATCAAGAAGTGCTGCGCCAGTTGTGCTTTGCACGATATGTACGACTACGAGGGGCCACGACGGAAGTGCAAGCTAAACGGCAAGGTGGTGGACAAGAGCGACTGCTGCAGCAAGTGGGTCATCAGTGATTTTATCAACAATATCAAATTATCCCGATGACCAGGCAGGAGCGAAACCGCGACTATTACCAGCGCAACCGTGAGCGCATCTTGGCACAACGACGGGAGTATTACCGGGACTATATCAAGAAGGGATTGCGCAAGCCGAAACCGCCTGCTCGAGGGCGCAAGCAGCGCGACCATGAAAGGTATTTGGAACAGCGCGAGAAGATATTAGCCAAGCAGAAGGAATACCGCGATGCTCACCGTGACGAAATCAATGCCAGAAGGCGACAGCGAAGCAGCGAGAAGACGGTGGAGAGACTGAGGGCGTTATACCAGACCGCTAAGTAAAAAATGGGCCGCTATGGTATAGCGGCATACTTGACAATTGAACTATGAACGAAGAGAACAATAATACCCCACAACAGCCGATTGGTGTTGAAATGCCGGGTGAAGCTGACGCGATGAAGGAAAGGCTGCGGGAATTGCAACCCTACCTGCTCGACGCTACTGAGAACTACCCAGAGCCCATCTATCTGTTGGAGTATAACGGCGTGCCGTTCTCCACCCTTGGCGGTGTGCAAGCATTGTCAGGTCAGAAAAAGAACGGCAAGACATTCCTGCTGGCTCAGCTGATGGCGGCGGTGCTCGGCATCGACTCTGAACGGGTGAAGACCTATCTGCCAGGGCTACGGGTACCACAGCGCACGCTCGATTATTGGGGACACCTGCCGACGGTGCTCTATGTCGATACAGAGATGGAGAAACTGAATTCGGCAAAGGTTCTCCGGCGCGTGCATTGGTTGTGCGGCTGGCAGATGGATTTGCCCTGTGAGCGTTTTCACGTCCTATGGCTGCGATCTGTCACAGACACCAAGGATGACAAGGGTAACGTGAAGGAAAAGGCATACCAGAAGCGTTACAGGCTGATACAGCAAGCTATCGACATACTGAAACCCGACGCGGTGTTCATAGACGGTATTCGTGACATTATCGGCAACTTCAACGACAACGAAGAATCTTCCGCACTTGTCACAGACCTCATGGCATTGGCAGAGCAGCGACAGATATGTATCTGGAACACCTTACACATGAATCCACGTATGAAGAACGATGACGAGTCGAAGATGCGCGGACACCTGGGCACAGAGCTGGGCAACAAGGTCACTGACACACTCGTCTGCATCAAGCACAAGAACGACAAGACGGGCGAGGTCTATTTCACCGTCAAACAGGACGATGCCCGTGGTAAGGATATGGAAGACTGGGAGTTTGTCGTGACAGGTGCTGCCGGTGCGCTTGGTGTTCCTCAGATGCGAGCCGTAGCCAGCGAGACCGATATCACGGAATCGAAGAATCAGCAACTACGCAATGAAGCCGACGACATCTTCAAACTCTACCCGTGGACATCCAGTGGAGCCACATGGACAGACCTTGACCGTTTTATCCGTTCAAAGGGCATCACAAGCCAGCGACATATCAGCGACTTGTTTAATATTGCCGTTGAGAACGGTATCATCTACAAGTCAGACAAACGTAAGTATCACTATGCCGGACTATCCAAGCAGGTACCAAACGACAAGGCTGAAGATCTGCCGTTTGCACCGCCTACGAATGATAGTACCGACTTCTAACCCACAAACGATATGAAGAAACAAAAGAAACCTACCGTATCTCAATACTCCTACATGGTCACTGGGCTGCTGTCAGCCTGTGTGCAACGTACAGGAGTAGTAACAGAGACGGACGTAAAAATGGCCATAGAAACGGCTAAGGTCGCCTATCAGATGATTTCCGAACTGGTAGCCGACCAAGACGATGAAAAGCCAAAAACGGGCACGAAACAGGGCAACACGCCACCCGTTGACCACTTCGCCGACTATCCTTGGGACGGCCAGACGGCTACCTACACTCAACTGGCCAACTGGCTGAAGGATGAGAAGGGCATCACCTCCAACCGTCGTATCAGCAACATTTTCCATGAGTGTCTTGATAACGGGTTTATCACTCGCAATCCTGAGACACGAAGATATGACCACCCACTCCCGTAGGCCGAATTTACCTTACTACCACATGGGGTACTATGTACCCCTGTGGATAGTAAAGGCTAAACACGCATACGGGCGACGCGCACACACGCGCGTTATCTCTATCACACACGATTTTTCTTTTTTTTAAGACGACACAACTCATGGCGCGGCACATCGACAAAATCATCGTTGACAAAATCATGGATGCGGCAAACGTCGTGGACGTGATAGGCGACTTCTTCGACCTCCGTAAGCGGGGTGTAGAGTACGTCTGTCTGTGTCCATTCCATGAAGACAAGACGCTCGGCAATTTCAGCATTAATCCGAACAAGGGCATCTACAAGTGCTTCGCCTGCGGTGCCGGTGGCAATGCGGTGGACTTCCTGATGAACTATCGCGGCTCGCGGCTGAGTTATCCTGATGCCTTGCGATATTTGGCAAAGAAGTACAGCATCAGCATCCCAGACGATGACGACGACCAACAGCAGCGGTGGGCAAACGTAAAGCCCGCCAAGCCGCGAGCCATCATCGAGACCAAGAAGCAGCTGCTCATCATGCCGCGCGACATGGTGACTCTGACAATGGGCAGGCAACCGAAAGACGAGCGACTGTTCCCATTGATGGATAAATGCAACAACCGACGGCCCAACTACTTCATCGACTGGCTGCGGTCACTGCCTTGGGCAACCCATCAACGGAAGATGCTCGAAGACGTGCTGTGGCTGTATTGTGTGGGACGCTTTCAGCATCGCGTCGTATTCTGGCAGATAGACGAGCAGGGGCAACCGCACAGCGGCAAGCTCATGGCTTATATGCTGAACACCGGCAAGCGGGTGCGTGATGGAATAGACAGCAAGCCAGGATGGTTGCACAATCAGGACGGCATTCGCCAACTGCTCGACCTCGAACACTATGGCTACCAGCCTACACTCTTCGGACTCCACCTGTTGAACCGATACCCAAAAGCTGACATCAACATCGTGGAGAGTGAGAAGACAGCCCTGCTGATGACCATCTTTCAGTGCGACATAGAGGACCACCTATGGATGGCGTGTGGCGGTCTTGAACACTTGAAGGTTGAAAGCCTTCGCCCGCTCATCGAGAGTGGCAGACGTGTATGGGTGTGGCCCGACAAGGACGGTGTGGAGAAGTGGCGCGAAAAGGTGAATCACCTGCTGTCAGACAGATTCAGCATTTATGTCGGATTCTTCGACCGATACTGGATAGAGGCAGACGGCAAAAAGGCCGATATTGCCGACATACAACTCCGACTGCTATGCCATCCTGAGACTGACCGACAGGCGAAAGCCGACTACGAGGCTCGGATGAAGGGTAAGGCGCAAGACATTGCCCTCCAGTTTAAGCCCGACGGCGTGACCGACGAGGAGTGGCTGGAGCACTCGGCAATCATGCAAGCCATTCATACGTGGAATCTGGAACACCCAGGAGATGAACCATTCCTCAACGACGATGAGATGCGAGACCCGCAACTCCGACGCGACAGGGATATACTGAGACAAGCATATAACTTTAACAAACGAAAGAACAATGAGCACAAAGCAGAAAGATGACAAACATGTAGTCTATTCCGTGAAGGTCAGCCCCGACCAGGCAGCGGTGCTCGACAAGATCTGTGAGACCATCGGTGTGAACAGCTATCAGATGTTTCAGATGTTTGCCTATACGATGGCACGGGCGGCAGCACCCCAGCACGAACTCGACCCGCGCATCCGCAAGGTGATGACCATGATGGAGACCGATGCTTCGTGGGCCAAGGCGTTCAACCTCGCCAACCCCAACGACCTCGACGTGGCACAGGTGGTGCTCATCCTTCAGCAAAAGGACAAGCGGGGCTTCGGTGCCGTTATGATTGACAAGCCGTTCATGGGCGAGGCTCGCATGACCGAATGCACCGACGACATATTGGAGCGCGTCTGCGAAGTGACCATGCACGGCATCTACAGACGGCTGCGACTGATGGGCGGACAACTCGGATGCAACAACCTGAGCGACGTGCTGCTGACCATGATCGACGCGCAAAGCATCATCGAACTGGAGGAAGAGAACCGCATACAGATGAACGGCGAAGCCCAGTTCTCCGAGAGTGGCCGACGTATCGAGTACGGCAAGCGCACCAAGGCCAAGCACCATCGCACACCAGATGGCGAGGCCATGCGCCAGCAGCGCATCCAGTTCACGGATGAAGATGCAACCACGACTGACACGCCGGACGAAAGACCCTATGGCGAAAAGGCTGACGAGTACATGAAGAACCTCGAAGAGCAAGCCAAGGCAGATGAAGCCGACGATATGGAGAAGGAAATGGGATTCAAACCACACGGAGAAGAATGGTAAACCGTAAACTACCGACATCATGGCGATGCCGAAACCCCAAGCAGCAGAAGGACAAGGCGGAGATATACAACAGCCGCGAGTGGCGGGAGTTGCGCATCATGAAGCTGAGAGCCAACCCGCTGTGCGAGGTGTGCGAGCGTGAGGGTATCGTGACCAGTGCCCATGCGGTACATCACCGCCACCCTATCGAGGAATCGACATCGAAGGCTGAGATGCGCAAGTGGGCATTCATGTGGGACAACCTCGTGAGCGTCTGCGATGCCTGTCATGCGAAGATACACAAGGAGCAAGGCAAAGGCACTAAGGCACTGGCCAAGCAACGCGCAGAGCAGAGGCAAGAGCGATGGAAAGATGGACTGATGCAACGATTTTTACGACCAACTAATCAGAATGAAAATGAAAATAATTCTTAAAAGAATGACCATTTGTTTGCAAGTTTGGATAATGTTGCTTATATTTGCACCGTCAAATCATTCATGCGGATGGAATAAGCCGCTACAACAAGCGGCATTTTTCATGCCCAGCAAACAAAAGAAACAACCCATACCGCACCGAGTGGAGATACAGAAATGCCTCCAAGGTTACAGCATGAATGAACCTGACAGCTCGTAGTGCGGTATTCTTATAGTCAAATCATTCATGAGTAACGAAGAATTTAAGAAAAAGCAAGAGGAGCAAAGAGCAGCTCACATGCTGATGGTGGAGTTCGTAAAGAGCAATGCCGACTTGATGGCAACAGTATTGGAACCGATAGTGGCAACGTGGGGCGAAGTAACCTACCCATCATTAAAGGACAACATGGGCGTTGTCAGTCAGGTGTTCGCAGGGGTAGCCTTGGAACTGATAGACCACAACAGCAATCTTGAACCAGAGGATGCCAACAACATGGTGCTGCCAGTAGGTGCAAAGACCATGAGCAGCACCATTGAGGAGTTATCCAAGTTTATTGCTGCCGTTCGCTATCTGTTTGTACTCTTCATCGACAAGAACATCGACCACCCTGCCATCGATATGGTACGCAGAGCATTCTACAAGTACGAAGCGCAAATGTAAGACTATGGAAGAAGTTTGGAAACCGATTGAAGGAACCGACGGCAAGTATGAGGTGAGCAACTTCGGACATGTGCGCACCAATGGCAAGCGTCCAGGACTGCTGACACTGACCAAGCAACCGAGTGGCTATCGCTATGCCATGATAGAACTGAGCAACGGCAAACAGAAGAACTGCCGAGTGCATCGGCTTGTGGCTGAACACTTCCTGCCGAACCATGACAACATGGAGGAAGTCAATCACAAGGATGGCAACAAGGACAACAACCGAGCCGACAACCTCGAATGGTGTACCCGAAGCCACAACGTTAAGCACTCATTCGACACAGGACTGAAGAAGCCACACCGATGGACACCAGAAGAGCGCAAGCAGATAGCCGACAAGGTGAAAGCTACCATCAAGCGAAAGAAAAAGCAAGACTGATCCATGAGGGACGGAGGATAAACACCCCCGCCCCTCATTTTTTCTCCGACCCCTCAAATATTCCCAAATCTCCTTTGCCCCCTTCGAGTTGACACGGTAAATTTTGAAAGTTTTGTTTTTCTACCACCACAGAACAGGTGTGACGCGGCAGGATTCCACAACGCAAGAGACGAAACCCACATGACAGGCTTTCCCCCACTTAAATGAACGAAAAATTTTCCAGACTATGGCGAACCTCAAAAAGAACTATAAGCGGCTGACACCGGAGCAA